CGGGTCGAGCAGCTTCACGGGCACTCCGTCGCCGCGCAGGCGCGGGCGCACTCGGTTCCTCCGGCATCCTCACACTCGGCCATGCAGTTGCCCGTCTCGTAGCGCGCGCACGTGTCCGTCGGAGGCGAGGGCTCGACGCGGCCGGCGCACCCGAGGAGAGCCGCCCCGAGGCAGGTGGCGGCGACGGCGCACGTGAGCGCGGCGATCGTGACGAGAGTGGCGCGCAGAAGGATCATTGCTTCACCCCGACTCCAAGCTTGTCATAGACCGGGCCAATGGTCGAGAGGCTGAACGCGACGCCTAGCCAGCGCATCCCCTGGCCCGTTACCGCGACCCCTCCGGTCGGCGGCGCGTCCGAGACCTGGAGCCGGACTGCCATCGGCTGCGAGAGCGTCGCCGACGGCGAGATCCGCCACTGGCCTAGGCTCGTCGACTGCGCATGCAGGGCCGAATAAGCGAAGGTCCAGCTTTCGGAGGTCGAGGCGTAGTCATAGAACAGGGTCGCGTGGACGTCGCACGGGTCGAGCTGGCGGGAGAGACCCTGGACAAACTCAACCTGCCCCGCGCCCTGGAGGCCTCCCGGCTTGACGTCGGCGAGGGTGATCGTGGTCGTGATCCATTGCTGGAGCCCCGACGAGAGGGTATCGAAGCACGGGACCGCGCTCGACGCCGGGAGCTCCGCGTACACGAAGCCGTCGCTTCCGGCCGCTGTCCAGGATCCGCCGACTGGCACGATCGCGTGCACGATGGGGGGCGGGTAGAGCTGGCGCGACCACGCCTGCTGCACGTAATCGTAGGTGGCGACATAGCCGGACGAGAGGACAAAGCGGATCTGGGTCGTGAGCGGGACCGTCGTCGCAGCCAGGACCGTGACGGCCGGCGTCGTTGGGGTGGCCTGAAACCACTCCTGGACGACCTTGCCCACGCATGTCACGGAGAGACCCCGGTCAAGGAGGTAGAGGAGGCTGTTCGAGGGCGATTGAAAAAACACACCGCCAGGGAACTGGCCGACGGTCGGCACCGTGACGACGCTCCGCCAGTCGGCTGCGCCCGTGTCCGTCGGCACCTTGACGGCGGTCGTGAGGTCGGAGCCGAGCCCGGTGACGGCGGGCCCGTACCCCTCGACGTACCAGATCGACGTCGCGGAGAAGGCCACGATCTTGTCGTCCATGTCCGCGAGTGCCGTCAGAGGCTCCTGCGTGAACGAGAGAGTCAGGGACTCGTTGAAGTAGGGCGCGTCGCCCGCGTTGAAATTCGTCGAGTACCAGATCACGAGGCCCGTATCGTCGATCATCCAAAGCCGGTCCACATGGCGGATCATTGCGCGTGACGAGGGCGGGTTGATCGAGTCGAGGACGCCGCCGGTCGTGTACTGCAAGTCGCTCGTCGCGAGCGCGGCATCGGCGGTGTTGTCGGTTGCCGTCAGCGGGGTCGCGTACGCCGTGTCGATCGGGCTGCTGGCGATGGTCCCGTCGAAATAGAGGATCGTTTGATTCGCCTGCGATCGGTAGATCTCCAGGTAGACTTGGCGCGACGTGGCCCCCCCGAGCGGCCCCGTACTCGTTGCATACCGGCTCGTAAACGGCAGATCGACGGCGACGATCTGCACGGCGTCGTTGGTGCCGCCCAGAGTCACCTGCTGCGTCCAGAACGCGCTGCGGTGGATCAATCCAGACTCGTCCACTTGCGCCCAGCAAAAGGCGTACTGGTAGACGCCCAGCAAGGTCATCTGACCGCCCGTCGTCTGCGTGAGGCTCGTAATCACCGGCCACGAAAAAAAGGACAGCTCCGTCATGGCCGTGGACGTGAGAACGGCGGGCGTGCCGCACGACACGTAGGACTCCGCGTTGCTCTCGCAATACTGGAACGCGGTCGCGTCCGTGAAATCCCACTGCGCGATGTACCACGAGACCTGCGGCGAGATGCTCGCCGTCAGAATGCTGAACTCCTCGCCCTCCACGACGCCGATGATGCTGCGAAAGGTGCCTGACGCGGGGGTGCCGATGCCGCTCGGTACCGCCACGCCATCGCCTCCGGGCGCCGCTTGCCGAGGCGCCAGCGTAGCGGCGACGCGGGCGCGCACGGTGGCATTCGCGGTGTACGCCCCGGTGTCCATGAGCAGGACGCTCCGGAAATAGGCCGACGTCGGCGTGTTCTGCTGCGACACGGTGACCGGCACGTAGCAACGCGTATGGACCCCCACGGCCGCGCGGAACGGGCGGCCCGAAAAGAGCGCAGAGACCTCGCCCCCCGCCGTCAGCTCGGCCCCGTATTGCGCCGCCGCAGTCGCGGAAGATCCGGCGTTGTTGAACGCAACCTGCGTTGTGAATGCGACGTTTGGGCCGGCGCGCACGCCGGCAAGAAGGACCGCCAGCGCTGCGCTCAGCGGTTCAACGGCGAGGTAGAACGGAGTCTGATTCGACGCGTAGGACGGCATGGCCGTCGTGAACGTGAAGGACGCTGTGATGGGCGCCCACGTGGCCGCGACGTATACGCTGGCGACGTACTGGAGGAGCCCGCCGCTCGTTTGGATGCTCCAGAAAAACCACGTCACGCCCAGCGGGGCGTCGTACCGGCACGCCATCTTCGTGACGTTCGAGCCGGACCCTTGGTAATTGACGAGGACAGCGCTGGGGCCGATGCTGAGAAGAGGCAGGGACTCCAGCCGGATATACCGCGGCGAACTGGAGATCCCGTCCGCATCCTCCTGCGCGTAAAAGAAGAGGATCCCGGGGCCGCCGACCTCAGGGCTCGCGTCGAACGGCTGCCCTGCCTCGCAGTCCGTGACGAGGTTGCCGAACGTGAGATTCACGCCGTTCGCGTTGAAGGACCAGTAGAAGATCCTCGTGGTCGAAGTGATCGCGGCGAAAATCACGAACGTGTTGGCCGCAAAAACGACAATGGGCGGCCCGGCGCTCGTGTTGATCTGGGTGACCGGAACGATGAACGAGCCGGAGGCGATCGACTGCAACGCGTAGTAGACGTTGCCGACGGCATCGAGCCACACGATCATGCGCCGTCCGGCGCCCTCGGCCATCGTGTGGCCCTGCCCGTTGCCGGGCAGTGTGAGCGCTGGCGTGCGTGTGGCGACGCATGGCGGGACAAGCGCGCGCTCGGTCCAGCCAGGCGTCGCCCCGTCCGGAGCGTAGCCGTAGAGAGCGTCGCCATCGGTCACGAGCACTTCGGACTGGCGAGACAGCATCTTGACCGGGGCGCCCATGGCGGAACCGGACAGGACGGCGCTGGCGAGCGGCGCGATCCCGAGCCTCTTATCCACCGTGTCATCCGCGTTGTAGACGCCGTTCACGACGTCGACCATGTTCGCGTTCGGATCGAGGTATTCCCGCGCGAGCTTTTGGTTGGGTCCGCCCTTGAACGGGTACTGGAGTACGGCCATCAGTACACCACCACGTCACCGGTGCAGAGCGTCAGGCTCTGGATCTGCACCTGCGCCATGTTCGTACGCGGGTCCGCGTTCGGGATGATCAGAAAGCCGAGTCCGTACGGGATTGACCCCGCGGTAGTGGGGACGACATTGATCACGTATGCGCCCACGTACGCGCGCCCGAGGCGATGCATGACGATCGTTATCACCTCGGGCAGGAACGGGACGCCCGGGACCACGACCTGATCGGCATCGAAGCGCGCTTTGACCTGCTGGGTCGCCTCGAGAACGGCCCGCTGTTGCCGGTTCTGCGCGAAACTCTGGTACTGGAGCCGGGGCAGCGTCGGCCCGAGCTGGCGTGCGCTCATGGGCGCGTTGACTCGCGCCGTCGGGATCGCGGGGTTGGCGGTGCCCTGCGGCACGCTCGTCAGGATGCGGACGGGGATGCGCATGGTCACAGCCTTACGTCGATCCGGACACGGCTCAGCGTTGATAGCATCGTAGCCGACGTCGCTTGCGCGGCCAGCGTGAGGCACATGTCGGAAAGCGGCCCCTGCGGTCCGGGCCATGACGGATTCAGTGTGCCGCGATTGTAAGAGCCACTGTCGTAGCTGATTGAGTTGCCCAGATTAAGCGCCTGCGCAGACGGCCACGCGTTGCCGCTGGACGAGGCATAGTAGTTCCGAATCAGATCCACGTTGCACGCGGCCTCAAGCACGTTAACTACGTAGGAACCGAGCGCGAAGGCGGTCGTGTTGGACCGGAATGAATTGTTCGTTTGGCAGAATCCCGCCGCGCTACCTATGTTGCCGGAGTTGTCTTGCCCGTAGTACCCCACGTAATCGTTTGCCGCGAGATGCGCGGTGGGCACGTTCTCGAAAAACGATAGAGCCGCGATAGACGCGTCGTCGACGCCGGCTGTCGTGATCGTCGGGTAGTAGGTCCAGATCCGGAGCGCGCTCGTCCAGTCCAGGGTCGACAGTGCCGGTATCGTGGTCAATTGCAGCTGAAGCATGGGCGCCTGGTGCACTCCGCCACTGTTCCAAAGTGCGGTGTGAGCGGGCGCGATGATCAGGCCGTTGCCTGCGCCTGGGACTATACCCATCGCAGATCGCTCTTGCGACGTGAAGGACTTAGTCCATGGCAGTCCGGCGATCGTGTACGGTCCGTCGGACGGCATGGGTATATTGCCCTGAGCGGTCAGGTCAATATCTAGCGCCGTGGTCCAGCCGGCGCTGGTGCCGCCCCCGATCGGAGGCGTCATGTTTCCCGGCAGCGTCCACGCCACGTTGGCGCGTGCAGCATCCGCGGCGAGAATGAGCGAGTAGGCGGTCACTCGAGGTAGCCGTCGCCCCAGCCGCCGCGCGACTGGGGGAAGTTGGCGCGCTCCGGTTCGCCCGCGTGACGGAGCTGAGTCAGGCCGAGGATGCGTTTACGGAGGTCGGCGCGCTCGACGTTGATTGCCTGGATCAGGTCGAACTGCTTGAGCTTCATCGCGCACTTCTTCGCCGCGTCGAGCACGGCGACTTCGGCCCACCCGTCGATATCGTCGAGCACGTCGCCGTAGCGCATCGGGACCGTGCCCGTCGGATCGGGGCCCCCTCCCATCTGCGGCGACACCGGGACGTAGTTCAACTGCAGGTAGAGCGTCGTCACCGGCGTAGGCTGGAACGTGATCTGCTGCCCAGTGAGTGAGTAGAGACACGTCGCGCCGACAGACCAGCCGATCAGGATCTGCTGGTACAGGTTCCGCTCGTACTCCATGTAGCGGCGCGCATTCACTTTGAGCTGCGTCGCGCCTGGGGTACCAGGACTCGCGAGCCACACGTCCACGGAGATGAGCGCGAGGAAGTCTCCAGGCAGGTCGTACGCCTGCGTTCCTGTGATGGTGCTGATCGAGTACGTCTTGCGAAAATACTGGTCGCCGACGGACTGGCGCACGAGGTCGTAGAGCTCCGTGGCCCACGACACGTTGAGGCAGTCTGTGATCTCCCAATCCGTGATCTGTCGCACGGCGCCCTCGGCGTTCAGCCGCTGGCGCACGCGCGTGATCAGGGTCTGTAGGGAGACCGGATTCAAGCGTCAGTCCATTCGGGCCGGCTTGAAGCTCTTGGGCAGATCAAACGACTTGCCCGGCGTGTTGTCGTCGCGGCCGTCCGACCAGGGATTGTGCGGCTCGTCATCGTCGCCGAGATCGAGATCCGCTGCGTCGATTGTCCCCGCCTTCACCCCGGCCACGATCGCTTTGATGAAGGAGAGGCCGTCGCCGGAGTGCAGCGCAGCGATGGCCGCGTCCCCCGCGGCCTGCTGCGCTGCCTCCGTGTCGTCCGCGCCCTTGTCGTCGACGTCTTCACCGAGGTCAGGGTTGTCGTCCTCGGGAGACTTCGCCTCGCCGAACTTGATGGCGAGAGCCGGTGGCGCCTTCTTGGGCGGCGGAAATGCCATCAGACGGCCGCTCCCGTCGACTCTTTCTTGAAGATGATCGTAATCCGGATCGGCGTATTGAGAGCCGCATCCGTCGCGGCGCCACCCGCGCTGTACGTGGTCAGTACGCACGTGAGCGGCTGTCCCGGAGTGCCGGGGCCGCCTGCGCCGAGGTTCGACCACTGCCCTAGAGCCGCGATCCACGGCGTGGCGCCGTTGATGTCGTCGAGGTTCACGTTCCATCCCGCGATGGCGAAATATTCATCCGCGAACGTGAGAGTGTAGTTGCCGGCGCTGTTGCGGACGACCTTGACGATCTCCATCGCGCACGGCGGACTGGCGCCCGTGACGAGAGGGACCGTGGGCGCCGCGGCGCCCGCGCCGAGAAGCGTCTCGTTGAGCTCGAAGAACGGCCCGGCGCCGTACATATTCGACGCCGGGGTCGTGTTGTTCTTGACAGGCAGCGTAGCCATCAGAACTGCACCACGCCGAGGCTCTTCGGCTCACGGCAGACGAGGAAGGAGCGGGAGACCAGGCGGGCCTGGATGATGTCGTCCGTGAAAGACGGCATCCAGATCTTGCCGATCCAGTTGTTCGCGGGCCGGCAGATCTTGCCGTTGCTGCGAAGGGTGAGGTGCTTGAGCTCGACGATGCGCGCGTAGCCCTGAGGGATCGTGATGTCCCCCATGATCTTCACGGGCCCCTTGGATGACATGATCGTCAGGGACTCGAAGGAGAGCTCCGGCGTGTTCATCGAAGGAGTTTTCGACTTGTCGATAAACACCAGGTTGTTCTGGGTGTTCGCCATCTGCGCCCAGTCGATCGGATTCATGTAGCATCGGTCCGGCTTGGCCCCGATGCTGTTCATCCGCGCGAGCGCGTTGGTCAAGGTGCTGACGTAGGACGCGCCCTTGCCGTTGAAGCGCCAGCCGGCGAGACCGACGAGGTTCTGTGTTCGGTTCAGTGAACCGTTCGAGCCAATGTAGTTGAGCATTGGATCGACCGTCGCGGTCGGCGCCGTGATCGGGTTCCACGCCCCGAGACCGGGGAAGCCGGTGCCGTAGTCGTTGATCGCGAAGAGTCCCGAGTTCGTCACCAGGAGAGGGACAGAGTTCAGGTTGGTCGTCATGGTGACGGTGCCCCCCTGATAGTCGACGCCCGCAACGGTAAGCGTCCCGGCGACCGGCGCGGTCACCGCGACGCCGAGGCCACCGGCGCCGTCGTCGTTGGCGACGGAGACCTGGAGGACCATGCCGGCCCAGAATTTCACCGCGTCGCCGACGTTGGTCAGCGTCGCCACGGCGGTGTTGTAGGCCGTGTTGGCGATCTGGCCGCGCATGCCGCCGCCGCCGTTCATCACTTGCAGCGCCTGCGACTCGTAGGCGGTGCCGTATGCGCTGTCCATGGCCTCGGTCAGGATCTTGATGGTCGAGCCCTCGTTCGAGCTCGCATTGTCGACCGCGGGGCCGCTGAGCTGCGCGACCGCGTAATCGTTGTAGAGCGTCGGGATCAAGAACTTGAAATACTGATCCGGGCTCCCGTTCGCGAGCGCTCCCGGCACGGTCGCGTTGCGCGTCGACATGCGCGCCGTCTTGACGTTGATCTGGAAAAACCCGCCGTCGCTCGTCTCGTCTTTCTCGAGATCGGCGAGGAGGGGGAAGTCCTCGAAAAATCCGTTTAGAACCTCGTCGGTCTCGTAGCGGACCTTGAGGATAGGCGTTGCCGCCTGGTAATCGAATACTTGGGACATGGGCCAGCTCCGGTGCGCGGGCTACCCGAATGCGGGCGCCCTGCGGCGTGACGTGTGGTGGCCGGAGCGGGCCGATGTGTGGATCTACGTGGCGGGGGTCAGTGCGCGAAGCATCGCGGCGTCATGCGCGAGACGCTCTTCCTTCGTCATCTTGCCGTAAGGCTTCGGGGCCGCAGCCGGGCCGGTGTCACGATTCGAGAGCTTCGCCGACGCGCGCGTCGGCGGGGGCTTTACGGCCGGCGGTGTTGCCGCGGCCGGAGTCGTCACGACGGGTGGAGCGCCCGTGGCGGCCAAGCGCGCCGCATCTGCCTGAGTCAAGCACCATTCCTGGTAATCATACACGTCCCTGTTCGTCGGCACACGCCGCAAATGCGGGGGGACCTCACGCTCCTGCCGGGCCATCTCCTGCGCGATCACGGCCTTTGCCTCGGCGAGCACAAGGTGCGGGGCGATCTTGGCGCGCGCGGCGAGGTAGGGGTAAAGGAGCGCGGCTGTAGGTTCCGCGGACTCGCGCAGCGACTGGACTTCAGAGACAAACCTGTGCTCGCGCGTCTGTACGTCAGCCGTCGTCGCCGAGGCTGCGCGCGCGCGCTCGTCTGCCTCGAGCTTCGCCACGAGGGCCGCGTTCTGTCGCTCGAGCTTGGCGATGCGGCCCTCGGGGCTCGCGTCGTCGATCGCGGCCTGCGCCAGCGTCTTGTCGGTCACGCCCTTCGCGCGCAGGACAGCGAGCGGGTCCTGTTCGATCTGCTGCGCGATGGCGCGAGCCTGCTGGGTCGTCTGCTGGAGCTGGGCGTTCTCCGACTCGAGCTGCCGGACGCGCGCCGAGGAGGCACTCTCCGTGCGCCTCGTGGCCTGGCGTCGAGCGACGATCTTGGCCGCCGCCTCCTCGGCGAGCTTGACACGATCCGCGACGGTGGGAGCTGCTGGCGTAGCCGCAGCAACCTGCGCCACGGCCGTCTCCGGCGCGGGCGTGGCGCCATCCGCCACGGGCTTCGGGGCCGGCACGGCGAGCGCGGTCGCTGCCTCGGTGAAGGGTGCGATCTCGATAGTCGGGAGGTTCGGCGCGGCGGGATCGGTCATGCGGCCTGCTGCATCGGCGCGGGCGGCGCCATCGGTGGCCCCGGCGGGGGCGTTGCGCTCATCGGACCGGGCGGCATGCCCGGCGGCGGTGCGGAGGGCGCTGGTGGCGGCGGGATCAGGTCGTTCACCTGCGCGATCCAGTCGTCGAGCATGTCGAGGCGATCTTGCGGGCACCCGTCGCGGAGCGCTTCGAGCCAATGGAACTGGCCGAGCGTCAACGCGGAGTCGTCGCCGTCGTTCAGGTTCATCTTCGGGACCGGCGGCGAGAACTTGCCCTCTTCGAGGATGCCGCTGATCTGATCCATGATCAGGTTGTAGCTGGCATCCTTGAGCGCGTCGAAGGCGTCGAGATCCGGATCATTCAGCAGCCGGCGACCTTCCTGCGGCGAGATGAGCGGCGAGCCTGAGTTGAGACTGTCCTGGATCTGCTGCATACGCGCTTCGGGGGTCAGAGCAAACGCGCTCGTCGCATATTCCTTCATGGCGAAATCATCGTCGCACAGGTTCGCATCGGCCCACTTGACCGCCTTCATGGTCTTGCGCGTGACGCACTTCACCATGAAGTCAGTGTTCTCATCGGCGATCTCGCGCGCGAGCGCGATCGTCTGCCTGGCGAGCCGCAAGAAAAATCCCTGGTAGAGCCTGAACGAGACCTGAAAGCGCTCGGACTCGATGTCCGCGTATGTCTGGAGCGCCTTGCCTGAATTGAGACCGGCCGGTTTCTGACTCTGCGCAGAGAGCTGCGAGATGCCGGGCACCTCGAACATGCGCTGCCAGATCCGATCCATCTGCTGGTAGACCTCGGGCGCGACCGCGGGCCAGACCATCGGGATCGGTGGCTTGTCCGTGAATTTGAGCATCGCGTTCGGGATGCCCGCGATGCTCATCGTGTTGATGTTCGCAGTCGAGTCCACCGCGATCCGGAGCCCGCTCATCTTCATCGAGCTCGCAGTCATACGCAGCAGATCGTCTAGCTCCCACTGCATCGGCATGAGCTGTTGCACGAAGCCGTCCCCCCACACGCCGTGGCTAGGCTTCGTCACGTAGAGGAACTCGAACGGATAGCGGGTCGAGGCGACCTCGAGCACCTTCACTTTGCCGCAGGTCACTACGAGCATCCCGTCGCCCGTGTCTACGCCATCGCGCCCCCATACGCCCATGCCGCTCGGGAGGTGCCACGCCCACGTCAGACACACCGTATCCGTCTTACTGCCCGACGGCTCATCGTCTCCGGCGCTCCCTTCCGTGCGGCGATCGGATGCGGCAATTTCCGCCGCCTTGTCGGGGAACATCGCCATGGCACGGAGGCGATCGACCCAGCGCCTTCGGTAGAAGCAGCGAGGATCGCCGTCGTGCGCGTCCTCGTCGTCGCAAAAATAGGCCCCGGCGTCGTTGCGCTCGTAGAGGATCCGCGCGTCCTTGCCCTCGCCATCATCGATCGCGATGTAGACCGCCGTTCCGACGACGGCCGCGTCGAGCTCCAGCATGCGACCGGCTTCGTGGACGTCCTGCTCGTACAGCATTCCGTCGTTGAATCTCTCGAGCGCCTTCGCGCGCTGCCGCACCTCCCACGTGCCGCCGTCGGTCACGAAGGACACGCGCGGATCCTGATTCGTGACCTTGGCCACGTACGCGTCCGGCACGGCGCGGCAGCCATTGAACGAGAGCTTGCGCCGAGCCATCGTCATCGTGCGGCGCGTGAATCGACGGGGCGTGAGACCTCGCACCGGCTCGTTGAGATACATCGACCAGTAACGCGCGTAGTCCTCGCGGCGTCCGCGGGAGTCGCGCCAGTGACGGTCGGCAACCTCGTTCACTTTCTTGGCGCGGAGCGAGTCGACGCCCGGGCCCGTCGCCACATCCTTGAACTCGTCCAGGTACCAGCGCTGATCGCGGTCCTTGAGGGAGTCGAGTCCCTTGAGGGACGTCTTGACGGGAGGATCGTCAGCCATCGAGCGGCGCTCCGTCCGGCGCCGGGCCGCCGCGCTGCCATCGCTCGAACGCGTCGACCTCGGCTTGCTCGGCGGGAGTCAGCGGCGGCTCGTCGTCGAGAACGATGCTCGCTAGCGCTTCGGCGAGCGTGGCTGGGGCAGGGACAGCGCCGGCCTCTTCGGGGCTCCGGGCCGGCGACGGAGTAAAGGACCGCTCTTGCCGCGCGTAGGTGTCGGACGCACGGTGCTCGGCCCCCGAAGCTTGCATGGTGACGCGGAGGTCGCCGACGACAAGCCTCGTCGCCCCGGTCTCGCGCATCGCGCGCATCAGGATGATGATCTCGTCCGGAGTCACGGGTCCACCGTGTCGACGCCGTAGCTTGTCCGCAGCGCCTTGTAGTCCTCGAACGGCATCATCCAGATCCAGTGCGCTTGGCCGTTCGTGAATCCGAACGCGATCCCTTCCTCGTCAACCTCGACGCGATCGGTCGACGGCATCTTGACGCCGCGCGCCTGCATTGCGGCTAGAAGCTCGACGATGCTCCCTTTGGTCACGGGCACCATCACGCGCGCATCACCGGCCGCTTGCGATCCGGATCCGGCGCCTGCTGGTGCGCCGGATAGATCGTCGCGGCCATCTTGGCGCTGAGCGGCTCCGTCTCGACGACCATGGTCAGCGGGACCACCGTGATCACGAGCTCGCCTGTCTGCCGGCTGATCTTCGGCGACCGGATGATGGCGTAGTCGTGCGCGACCTTGCCTGGCTCGAGATCGCCTTCGGGGCCGGGCCCGTAGTAGGCGTCGATGGTTCCCACGCGGTGACCATCTTCGCCCTGCACTCCGATACGGAAATGGTCGTCCGTCACGTCGAGCGCCTCGAG